AGAAGCTGTACCGGTATCGGCACTCTGGGCGGAATAGGCAGGAACATTGTCCAGCCAGTAATCAATGCCCTTGAGGTATGTGCCGCCGTCGCCGTTGAAAATGCCAGCGGTGAACAGTTTCGCCATCGCCTTGATTTGCATTTCTTTTTCGGTATTAACGCGAGCGGGGTTGGTCGCTTCGATGAAGCGGTCAACCTGTACGCGGCCACCAGCGATACGCGAAGATTCCGAATACGGAGTAATCTGGGAAACCGATGCGGTCCAGGTTCCGTTTACATTACGAAACCCGCCACTGGTGTGCGGGAGCTGGTCTTCAACGCTCCACGCGCAAACGCCGGTAGGCGCCGACTGCATGGGCATGACGGTCATAGGATGATATGCCGAAGCATACGTCATCATGACGCCTTTTTGTACGCCATCGGGAAGAGTCTTTGCGGATTCAAGCAAACTGAGAGCGGCCATAAAACACTCCTTATGGTTTCAGACTGAGCATGTCACGCGCTGAATTGCGTATTTGGTCAAGTGACATACCTTTGTCGGTTGTGGTAGTATGCCGGTTTGTAGGTAATCCCGGCTCGTTTCCTGTACCACGATTTCCGCTGGACTCAATAAGGTTTTCATTCTGTGAAGCAAAGTCATTAACCAACCCATCGATATCAGACGCAAGAATCTTCCCATCTTTGACGATGGTATAAACCCGTTCGCCCTTTTCGTTGTACTTGGCCAGGCCTTCAGACAAAATAGCGGCAAGCGCCAAACGCGCGTTCTTTCCGGAAATCTTTTTCTCAGCTAACTTATTAAGTAAGTCAGCTTTAAGGTCAGCTTCCATCTTTTCACGCGTCGTTTTCTGAACAAGTTCTTCCTTCTCCTGGAATTGGTTTTTGAGCGTTGTGTGCTCGGCAATCATGGTTTTGAGCTGGTCTTGCAAGGCGTTGAATTTTGCCTCTGCTTCACCGGTCATACCTTTTGATTTCCACGCTTCAAAACTTTTCTTGTCGTCATCGGTGAGCGCACCTTTACGGTATCGCTCTACTTCCTGCTCAGCTTTTTTAATGGCTTCGCGTGACGCTTTGATATCTTCCTGGAGTTGTTTTCGCTCGTTCGACAAATCTTCATTTGCCTTTTTTATCTTGTCCGAGACTTCAATCACATCGTGCCAGCCGGACACTAAATCAATAAGCGGAAGTTCCTTACCGTCTTTTTCGATTTTCTTGTCTGCCAGCGATGCTTTCAGAACTTCATAAACCTTCGCGTCCATCGTCATAACCAAGCTCCCTTATGGTTTGCGTCCCGGAGATTCCTTACCGAGCGCACAAAACAGAAAAACGATATGCAAGATTCCTTATGCATACCGTTCAATCCGCTTTGATGTTTGTGGTATCGATACATAACTTTTTTCTGGTGAAAACTTCTTCGTATTGCGGGCACCCATCAACCCAGTGTGTCGTTACGCTTCCTGTAAAGCCAGTGCGTACCCTTTCGGTGTCCAATGCATTGTGTTTTCCAACCGCATTCAGCTTCTCTGTTCTGGTCGTTGACGATACCATAATGCCCCGTGTACATAGTATATATGATAAATACTATTAGACGCGCGGGGCTGTTTGTATAGTGTTATAAATCAACAGGATAGGAAAATATTGAATTGCAGTGCGGGCAGATAAACAAGGCTTTTTTATTATTCGTGCGCGGGATTATTTTAAAAAACAAGACTCTCACGCGTCCGTGTTTTAAATTTTTGCACCTGTTGAAACAAAATTTTTTAATACGTGATGCGTTTTTTAATCTATGCATTCCGTCTCTGTTTCTTTTTTTAGTGCCGCATCGATAGCATTTTCACGACTTATCAGCATACCCCACGGTATCGGCTCGGTCACTCCGCGGCCTTTTCCAGCTTTTTCGCCACGTTCGACGGCGTTAAAACCAGTGTATTCCTGTTCCATGTGAACTCCTTTACGGTCGGAAACATCTCGTTTGACAGCACTTCCGGCATCAATCGGCATAAGCAAAACTGCCCGCAAATGGTCTGACCGCTACCGGGGGTGCCTATCTTTTCCCATTCTAAATACGACATAACAGCACCAGCGCGGGCCTGACAATCTGGGCAAGGGTTGACCGAAACCGTTATCCATTGGTACACGGTATTGTCAGGATATTCCTCGCGATATGCATCTATTTCAGACTGCGACATCTCCCGGCGGATAGCCGCATCCGCGAGTTTCTGGACCCGCTTTTCAAATTCCGCAACAAGCCCAACGCCTTCTTTATCAGCATTTACTAATTGTTGCAGAATTTCCTTGTCAGAAAATCCGGCTATCTTCGCGTTCTTTTTAAAGATTTCGATATCAGCGAGCAGTATCCCTTTTTCTTTTTCCAGCTGGGTATAGACAACATCCATGCGAGCGGCTGAATTTTTATTAGTCAGTCTGGATATTTGAAGCCGCCTTCGTTCTGTTGCGTCCCTGCGCATACCGGCATCAATAAATTCATCCAGCTTTTTCTTCCCGCGCGACCAACCCTGGTTCCCATACTTCGCAATTCTGCCGTCAAGTTCTTTTTGCAAATCGTTTATTAGCGCGTCCATACGCTTGACATCAGAATACAGGCCAGCCGATAAACGGCCGGATACGACTTTAGAAATGACCCCGTCTTTTGATTTTATCCCGACCGTTATTTTCTGCGCCTCTTCCAGCTCATCCCGAAGAGCGTCTATATTTTGCTTTTCATTTTTCTTGGCCATTTAGTACGTCCCCTATGTAATTTGTTGACCTACAAAAACTCATATCCCTATCACTCAAAGACGAAGCGTCCCCGACATGCTGAACGAGTGACAAACGCGGATGAGCGACAGCGAAACCGGTTTGATGTGCGTATCTGCATATCTTATAATCCGCAAGATTGCGCACGAAATGGGCCTTGCGCTCGTCATTCGGGGTGAAGCGTTCCGCGGGGGCCCGGTTTCCCTTTATAAATGTGTCCCAAAAATCCCGCGTTATCAGCCAGCATATTGCGCCGGGATGCCCTACCTGCATTATTCGGTACGGCTCATCCTTGGTGTTCTTAGAACGATGGTACAGGGATAGAATACCCAATCTATACCCGTCGTTATTAATCATAGACGCCAGCTCGATAGCGGTAATAAAGCATTGCGGATAATACTCGACGTCATCCTGCGTATAAATCAGGTATTCGGACGTGCCCTTGTTAAACCCCCAAGAGATGCCCGCTATCATCGATTGATACGGGCCCTTGTTAGTACTGGCCGTCATCGTTTGATAGCCGCAGGACGCAAGAGCCGCTTGTTTTTCAATACTCTGGCTGGCATCGTCATAAATCATCAGTTGAGATAGGTCGTGTCCAGACTTTTCCAGTGACCGGACGGTGTTTATAAAGTATTCTGTCCGCTCGTATGTGGTCATAATTACCGGGAAAGGCATTTTTTAACCTCGTTCAGTACGGTTTCGGGCGTTGGTTGCCATGTCGGTATAAACCTGCATGGCGTATTAAAAGGATTCCATATCCGCTCGTATCGGTCTCTATTCGTACCGCCTATGACCTCCTGCCGTTCGTCACTCCAGATAACGTGCGGCAATCCGCACAAAGAAGCGAGGTGGGCTGGGCCGGAACTCGGGGATATAAACAATCGGGCTTCCCGCATACGATTAAACAGCTCGTTAAGGGGCATTCCCCGCGCATCAGTCGTTCCTGGTATATAAGACGCTTCGGTCTCCGTACCAACAGATATCACCTCGTATTCGCCACTTAAACCCGCAACGAGCGTCAGCCAGCTATCTACCGGCCAGTTGCGATACCCGCTGCCGGAATTGTCTGTATTTCTGGCATGGATTAGAATTTCGTCATATTGGTTTTTCTTTTCTCCGAAGCGGATAAAATCCTGTGATAACCCGCCCATACAAATCTGTTTGCACGGCGTTAATGCCTTGGCGCCACCTTCGGAAACGTCCACTGTATGCTGAACGCCTTTGACTATGCAGTGCCACATGGACACCCTGGCGTTCGCTGGGCGTGTGTGCTCGAGGACCGTATCCGCAAAATCCTCGTATAAATAACGATATCCGGCCATGCAATGAGCCACGGTGTTTCGATACTGCGCCGCCATCTTACGGGCGATACCCTGCCACGCCATAAGCTGCCAGCCGAACTCACCGAAGAACGGCGCAATGATTAACGTGTCTGACACAACACCCTTTCCTTTATCACGGCGTGTATATCCTTTGCCGCGATATCCAAAGACATAAATATATCGTAAAAATCCCGCGTTTCGTCTTTGGTGTAAAGCTCCGGCAATCGTTTAACGCCATCCCAGAACGTGCCCTTATCGGGTTTAACACCGCAAAACATACAACTACACTCTACCTCGTCCGCAACGGCCAAAGGCAATCCGCAAGCGTTCATCTCTGGGATAACGCGCGGCGACTGGTCATATCCGCCCCAATACGGTACGATACCAATACGGCAGCGGTTTATGTGGCGCGGCATATCCGGGTACGCGGCTTCAATCCTCACTATGTTTTTCCGGGATAGTGGCAGGCTGCCGGCATCGCGGCATAAGTGCAATATTTTCAAATTGTCCGGAGCCGTATCATAAACCCAGTCGATGCCTTTTATTTTCCTTTGCGCGGCATTTGCAATATAGCACACATCAAATTCTTTCTCGACTTCGGGCAGTATTTTAAAATGCGTATCTATGCACGGCTTCGTAAAAAAGGAATCGCGCAAGATAAATTTATACAACTCATACCGTGTAGGGTTCTTTCTTAATCCGGCGCCATAGTACATAGTCGGGGCTCTGGACAATTTTACCAGCGTGTCAAACTCCGGAAACCCTCCCCTGTGAAATATCAGCGACGTGTCGAGCATGTGATCTATCAGCGTATGGCATGCGTATATATCATTCTGGTATACCATGCCGTCGTGGAAAGCCTTACGCCTATCGAGATATAGTATCTTAGGCTTTGCCCCGGCAAGACCGCACACATTGCGCCAAAGCTCAGTCCACATGTCCGGATAAAAAATTGATTCGGCTGGTCTGTCCTCTGGGACATACCCGCGAAGCATTACCCACGTTTCCAAGTAATTTCCTCTTTTCCGGTATTCTGCCACTTATCCAGATTGTGCTGTTTTCTCCACGCCCTGCCAATATCAAAAACGCACATCCCGCCTTCATAGTCTGATATTTTCTTGGGCAGGTTATCGTCTATGATTTTATTTAGCTGGCCTTTTCGTAATTGCTTTTCTGGGTCGTGCGTCGTATTCAAGCCTTTTGCCAAAGCCCTGCACGTATCGCCGAACCACAAGGACGGCAAAAGCGAAACCTTGCCGGATTCCTCAGCGGATGGAACAGCCCTTTTACTGAATCGAATATAATCAGCTATCCCCGACTTCATAGCCATAGTACAATAGTCTATATCTATGGTCCTGAGAAATATCCAATCGTCTTCAAGGTGTAAAACAAATTCAAAGAGGTAGCTCAGAACTTGTTATAAAAGAGTCTGGTCCAAATAAACACAAGCATACTTTTGCTGGAGTTTGTTTGAACTTCTCTAGCGACAATAAATTGCAATTGCAAAACATGAGCGAAGGTGGAAGCTTTGTAGCTGTTTTGGAATTAAAATGGAAAGGTGTTGATAATAAAGATGCATTCCAGGTTTTGGGATTCAGATCTGGTTTATCAATGAGCGTTATGACTTGGAACACTGCCGAAAATGATGGTACTGTTTTATTCCAATTGGCTTCATTAGATAACTATGAAGAGCCTACTGTTCCATTAACATTATTAGAAACAAGCTACGCTTTAACTAAAACAGCTTTTGGAAATAAATGGGAACAAGCACCAACACCGTAAA